TGCCGGTAAAACAAACGCCGCCGCCGGTCCAAAACTTTTTGCCGATTCTGTTGCCGATGCCGTTGCTCCACCTAATGCAATTTTTAAATTATGTCCTAAAATTTGTAATGCGTCTTTTGCCAATGTTCCAACAAACGCACCGGTTGCCGATTGCGCACCGCCAAACATTTCAGTAATTGAATTACCAATGGCGCCAAATGACGAATCAATTTGTCCGCCGATTTTCTGCATTAATTGTGCGGCCGTTTTTTGATCTGTTATAAATCCTAAAAAACGCGCTTTTTTATCGTCATAAACTTTTTGTTCGGCTTCGGCTTGTGCTGCATCAAATGCCGCTTGTTGTTCCGTTGTCAAAAGACCGTTTTCCAATGCCAACAAACGCATTTGTTCATAATGCAATTGAATGCGTTCAATTTCCAACGCTTTTTGTTCTTCGTCGCTTGCGTTTGACGCGTCTGCAATTTTTTGTTTTGCTTCTAACATTCGCGCGTTTTCGTCCATTTCCATTTGCGCCAACGTGTCCGTTTTTGCTTGCTGCAATGCTTTTTCACGTTCTGAACCTTCTTGAACTTGACCAATTAAATTGTCATAATATGCCGTTGTTTCTTGTTTCCTTGCTTGATATGATTTCGCGTCGCTTGTTAATAATGCATTATTTATGTCTTCATTTAATTGCTTTAATTTATCAACGCCTTCTTGGTCCAAAACCGGATTCATTGGTAAATTTGCCGGCGGTAATGTTTTTACTTTTGCCGGATCAACGGCCGCCGCTTCGGCTTTTTCTTCTTCGGTTTCAATTGGAATTACAATCGGATCTATTTTCTTTAATGTTAACGCTTCGTTTACATTGTCGGCAACCGTATCGGCCAATTCTTGTGCGTTTTCCTTTATACCGTCAACGTATTGGTTAAAACTGTCCTTCATTGCGTTGCCAATACCGGAAAAACCTTTTTTGATTTTTTCAATATCTAAAGTCAAAACGCCCATAATTATGTCGCCAATGCTGCCGAAAATATTCATTACCGCCGTTCCTAATGCTTTAAAAACGGTTATAATATTTTTAACCATAAATTTAGCCGTCGCAAATGCAGTTTTAAAAACGCCAATCAAAAAATTGACGCCCATTTGAACCAATAACGATTCGTTGTATAATTCAATAAAATAATTCGCCACTTTTACAATTGCCGCTTTTATTCCGGCCCAATTATTATAAATAACGTATGCAACCGCCGCCAATGCCGCGACAATCAATCCAATTGGTCCTAACATAACACTAAATGCCGCACCTATTGCCGGCGCTAATGTTATTAACGTTCCTATTATTGCAATTATTGGTCCTAATGCTGCAACAATTCCAACGAATGCCAATATTATTTTTTGTGTCGTTGGACTTAATGCCTTAAATTTTTCCGTTAAATTTGTAAAAAATTCGCCTATTTGTTCAACCGCCGGCGCAACCGCTTGTAAAATAATTTGTCCGACTTCTAAAAAAGACGATTTCATTGCGTTCAAACCTTTGGTCATTTTAAATGATGCCGTTTGCGATGTTTTTTCAAATGCTTCGTCCGTCGCGCCGGTTGCCCTTGTCATTTCGTCAAACAATTTTATATTATCTTCCATTGACGAACCGGTCAAATCCAAAATCCCTTTCCATGCTCTAACATTCGGCGCAATATCTGTAAATGTTTGTCCGGTTTTATCCAAACCGTCCTTTAACATTGATAATGTACCCATTAAACCTTGTTCCGCTAAAGTTTGTTTTAATGAATCGGACGTAAATCCCATTTTGCCAAATGCTGCTTCGGCTTCGGCCGTTGGCTTTGCGATTGTGGTCATTATGGCGTTTAATTGTGTCGCACCGTTTGCCGCGTTTGTTCCGGTTTTCGACATTGCAGCCAATGCCGCGCCGACTTCATGGAATTGAACGCCCATATTTGACGCAATTGGTAAAACTCCGCCCATTGCGCCGGCTAATTCTGACGCTTCTAATTTACCCAAACGAACCGCCGAAACCAAAACGTCCGTCGCGCCGCTTGCATTCAAATTTCCTTGTCCGTATGCATTCATTGCGGACGTTGCCAAATCTGCAATGGTTTTTGTTTCTCCTAATCCAACCGCCGACGCTTTTAAAGACGCGTTTAATGTGTCCGTTGCCGCTGCACCTTCTAATCCGGCCGACGTTATAAAAAACAACGCTTCCGCCGCTTCGTTGGCGCTCCTTCCGGTATCAATCGCCATTTTCTTTGCGGTTTCGCCTAATTTTTTGACCTCATCGCCGGCAATACCTACCAATGATTCAATTTGTCCCATTGATTTATCAAAATCAAACGCCATTTTTGTTGCAGCCGCACCGGCCGCAATCAACGGTAATGTCAAACGCGTTGACATTGATTTTCCAACGCTTTGCATTTTAGATCCAAACGCTTGTAATTTTGAACTTGCTGAACTTAATGAATTTTTTAATTTCGACGAATCGCCGGTAATATTGACTTTTAAATTTGATTCGGCCATAAATAATGATTTTAGCAAAAATACAAAAAAAAAGACGCTTTTATTTTAGCGCCGTTTTCTTTGTCATTGACTTTATTTTTTCCTGGAACGCTTCCATTTGTTCCCTTGTTGACTTCGGTTTGTCACGTTCTTTTTTACGTTTTTTATCAACCGGCAATGTGAATAATTGTTCCGGTTTTAACATTTTAGACTTTTTCTGACAATTTACATTGTGAATCATTGTCGCCAAATATCGCGTTTGCTCCCATTGTAAATTTATATTGTTGTGATAATGTTCGGCCAACAACGCATTTTCACGCCATGTTTGCCGCCAAAAATCATTCGGTTTTATACCGATTAACCCAATATAATAATCGGTTAAACTTTCAAATGTTATTTTTTTGACGGCGTCGGCTTTCCCTTCGGTTTAGCTTCGCCACCAATTGAATTTCCTAAAATTTTTGATTCTAACATTGCCGAAACGACTTTGTTAATAATTTCCGGATTTATATCGTCCAACCATGAACCAACGTCGTAAATTGTATAATCAACAACTTTTCCGTTTTCCTGGTCATTTGCTAAAATTGCCGAATAAATCAACGCGCGTAATCCTTTTAATGAAATTCCGTTTTCGAATGCGATTCCAATGTCTTGTAAAGAAATATCTAATTGCTCGGTAAATTCCGACCAAAAATTCATTGAGAAATGCAACGTTCTTTTTTTGCCACCGATATTGAAGTCAATGTAACCTTTTTGTTTGTTTGCCATTTTGTTTTTTGTTTGTCGTTAATAAATATAAAAAAAGCCACCGCCAAAATATGACGGCGACTAAATAATAAACTTTTTAATTTTTTAGTTTGTTGATTTTACAATCGCACCGGTAATGGTAATCGATCCGCTATAAGTTACGGCCGCTTCCATTTCCGCCGACATTTCAACACTAGATAAAAATCCTTCCGCAGTATAAATCGCGTCGCCGGTTTCTTCCGTTCCAAATACGCACGTTAATTGCGTTCTAGCTAGTAAGAAATCCGCCATTTCAATTGCGTTTGACGAATCGTCATAAGCGATTAAACCTTCGAATGATATTTCGCCACCTTTTACGCCGCCGATATATTCTGAAAATCCGTTTGAATCTTTTGTTGTTGCTTCCGGTGTGTCCATTGATAAAGACATTGAACAACTTGTCGTATGTCCGACTGTTGCGCCTTCAATTGACAATATTAAATTTGTTCCGTTAAAAACTCCCGTTGTAGCCATATTTTATTTTTTTAAAGTTTATTAAATTTTTTGTAAATATACAAAATAAATATTTTATTAATTACTAATATAATTAAGGCCCAAAAATTTATGAATGCCTTCGTCTTCAATAGTTATTTCGTAATTGGACCAATCGACAATTGCTGAATCGTTTTCGTCATGCCAAAGTACATCGACGCAAAATTTATCGTATAAAACCGGCGCCGTCAATTCATTTAAATCGTCGTCGTATGTTCCAGGATTAACAATAAAATGTCCAATTTTAACAATGGCGTTTTGGTGCGTCGGATATTCGTTTCCGTCTTCGTCGGTTTCAACGCCTAAATTTGTGATCAATGAATCAACAATTGATTCGTTTTCAAATTCGTATTTTTTTACAATATGCGCCATTTTATAATGTTGTTAATTCTTGTAATTCTGCATCTGTTAATACTGTATCGTAGTATCTTAAGTCTTTTATTTTCATATTAGCACTAAAAGCAACCGCATCAGCTGAAGCTAAATCCAAGTTATTTAATCCACTTAAATTTGAATCTACAAATGTTCCTTGCTGAAAGTACTCAACGCCATTAAAAAACAACTTGTTATCTCCGTTCTTATACTGAATAGCTATCTTAAATACAGAGTTTTGTATATCTACGTTATCAACTCTGAACGCTTGTGTAGCTGATGAAATACCTCCTATGTAAGCAAATATTCTTGTGCTGTCGAAAAAATATAATGATATTTGATTTGTGTAAGGAGAACCACCACCATCGCTTATAGTTATGTATCTGTTTGCTGATGCCGAAGTGTTAGGAAATTTACCTTCAACAAATAAAACACCTTCATTATCATTAAAAGTATTAACATTACCCGCGTTATTACATAATTCACCTACTCGTGTTGCAGTAGCACCATTAGTAGGAATATAACTTGTAGCGTATGAGCCTTGTTCTATTTGAAATCCCGTACAAATAAAACCTCTATCAGAT